ACGGGTACGGGTCCGGGGACGGGTACGGGTCCGGGGACGGGTACGGGTACGGGTACGGGTACGGGTCCGGGGACGGGTACGGGTACGGGGACGGGTACGGGTCCGGGGACGGGTACGGGTACGGGTACGGGTACGGGGACGGGTACGGGTACGGGGACGGGTACGGGTCCGGGGACGGGTACGGGTCCAGGTCCGGCAAGGATATCGCCGCGCGAATCCTTGCTATCAAATAAACATGCCAATCAAGTGGGCCCAAACTCAGCAGGAGAAAATCGAAGTCGTCGAATGGATTGCTGGCATCGGACCCGTCACGTCAGCGGTGAAGGATGCGACAATCCGATTCGGCGTCACCTTTGGGGCAGCATTAATCACACGGAGGTATTCAGATGACTTTTCCAGGAATTGACGAACAAAAAAAAGATCAAATCACCGAGCAAATGGAAGCGCTCGACAGCGTTATCAATGAGGCCGAAGAGCTTTTAAAAGATGCGGACAAAGCGATCGACGTAGCTATTAATCGGCGTGGTAGAATCTCGACGAAGATTCAGCATCTTTGGATCAAACGCTATTTGTTAAGCCAGGAATTCGAACGTATCCGAGAAAACCAAAGAAGACCGATTTCTGGGGGCTTCGTTCGTTGAAAAAGTAATTTATCGTCGGAGATTAGCCTGTTGACACTTCTGCAAAAGTTTAGTTCAATTCGCCATGCGCCTATTGAAACAACCGACAACCTATGATAAAATTTCCCTATAGGTCTCACCCGTCCAGGATGATTTCGGTTGTTTCTGGCGCAGCGGGTGGGGCCTTGTTTTTTCCTCCAAGTGCCTAATCCTGCCGAGTTAATTTCTGACTATAAACAATGGGATCAATCCGGCTTTGCCGTCCGATCCATGCGTGGAATAAGCGGTCGTTTTAGTCCAACGATCCCACGTGGCCTTGTGACCCTCTGCGATGACGAAGGGGACGAGGATGGTTCATTAACTACCCATGATGCTTCCGGCTCTGACGCGCCGGTCTGTCAAAAAGTTAATTATCAGATCAATGACACTGAAGAACACATCTTCAGCGTCCTTGCTCCCAACTGCTCAGACTCAGGGGACGGTGTAACGACATGGCAAACAAGAAACGAATTAGATTCGAGCAGGAATACCACAGACAACGTAAGGAACGACGGGAACGCCTTAAAGCTGTCCGTGAGATTTCTAAATTAAATCGTGAATTTAAAAAAATCGCAGGATCATGGATTTAAACTTCGACAAATTGCCGCGATTCAAAATCGACGCCATGAAGGTGTGGTCGCTCGTGCCGCAGTGGGCACACGCGCACCAGGTAAGCGAAGAAGCGATTATTTATCAGCTTTATACCGCACATGCCTGGTGTGATTCAAACCCCAAGCGTGCGCCCAAGAAGCAGGTCGCGCGCTTCTTGTGGTCTTGGATGGGCCAAGCCAAGCGGTACGGCAATTTGAAGGTGAAGCCGGTGGAATCATTGAAGCCAAAAGAGTACGAGGAGAACAGGGACATGACCTACGAAGAGATGGTGGCGATTCGCCAGCAGAATATGAGGAAATCAACGTGATCGCCATGGAAGTGGTTGTTGCCGTCCTGATCTTCTTATGCGGATTCACGCTAGGGCACTATTCAGGATTTTGCGTGGGCATGAAACAAAAGGCGAAGTGTGAAAAATTATCGGCGCAAGCCGCACGCGCTTAAAGTCGCCTGGAATCCAGCGCGCAAGCTTTATGAGCCGGTGCTTTTGGAAGAGCACGTGCTAAAGGAAATTGTGACGAGGCTATGGCTGCAAGCCAAGATCAGAGTGGTGCGGATAAATTGCGCAGTGGGTGGGAAGGTGAGACCAAACGAACCTGGGATCCCCGATTTGGTTGGCTATATTCCAAAGATTATTCATTATGGGCCAATAAGCATTACCAGGGATATTGCTTTCCCGCTTTACATCGAAGTCAAACGCCCGGGCGGTGCCCGAAGACCTGCACAAATTCGGTTCATCGAAGAAGCAAAATTGGCTGGCTGCGTCGCATTTTTCGCCGAATCATGGTTTGATGTGATTCGTGAACTTTATCCGTATGGTGTTAGGCTGGCGGCGTGAGATTGCGGCGGCATGGATCGCGTGGATTTTTTATTATTCGTGGAAGATAGAACAGGAGGATTAAGACAATGGCAAAAGGCGTAGTCAAATGGTTCAACGACGCAAAGGGTTTTGGATTCATCGCGGCTGAAGGCGGCGGCGACATCTTCGTGCATTTCAGCGCGATTGGTGGCAACGGATTTAAGTCTTTGGCAGAAGGCGACAAAGTGGAATTCGAGGTGACCAAGTCCGACAAGGGACCGAAGGCCGCGAATGTCGTCAAAGTCTAGCCCAGCGATTGAAGGGCTTGTCGGTGATTATTGTCCGCTCTGCGTGGCCAGTATGCGCGGGTGGATGATCGCGGTGCATTCGATCATTCCGATGTGCCGCGAAGACTTGGACAAGCTTTTGCACAACGGAGACATGCAGAGAATTACTAAAATGCTGGAAGCCCAGGAGACCAAAAAATGAGCAAGAGATTCAGCTACGTTAAGTACGACAAAATCGCCATCTCAAAACAAGAAACACTGAAGGAACTTTTCGAGAAAATCGAATTGTTCTGCGCCAAGAATTTACCTTCGACGCGCGAATCCTCTTTAGTCATGACGGCTTTGGAAGAAGCCTACATGTGGACGGGTAAAGCCATCCGTGATGATCAGATCGTTCGTGATGGTGGGGAACTAGACCACCGGCCGGAGCGCGGATAATGTTTGGGATACCGAAGCTCTGGCAAATCCGAAACATCGTCAAGGAAGAAGTGTCCGTAGCTCTTGGCACTGGTGAAGATTCGATCAAAGAAGTCCGTCTAGCGCGCGCCGAAGCCGACAAACTCCGTCGAGAAATCGCCGATCTTGAGCACAAAAAAGGTTTGGAAGAAAAAGAGATCACGCACCTGGTGAAGATGAAAGAGGAAAAAATTCTCATCGACACCAAGAAAAAGGAACTGGAATTGCAGGAACGGTTCATGAAGGACACGGCCGAACTGCAAAAGAAATTCCACGAATCGACCGTCGCACTTTTGGAAAAGCATTCGGAGAAATTCCAGCACACTTACGAAGAGATCATGAAGCGGCTGCCGAATGTGAACGTGGACATTACGCGTGGGGGCGGGCATGGCAACGGCTGAGCCATTCGGTTACGGGCTTTTAAGCGGGTTGGCTTATCTGGGAACGAATACGATCACCCAGACGAGCGCGGCGAACGCTGCGAATCAGGCTTTCATCAGCTATTGGCCGCAAGCCCAGACATACGCCCCATGTCAGCTTCCGATCCCCAAGCCTTATAAATGCGAAGGATGTGGGGCCGGATCAGGCGAAGCACATTACGCAGATTGCGAAGTATTGAATGATCGGTGTGAGTGTCACGCGGGGCGCGCATCGAAGTTCCATTCCATTGCGTGGCGTCTTAGAAAAGAAATATCAGACTGGCATGGCGACGTTCTTGAACGCGCCGCCTAAAGGGGAATTATGGGAATCGAAATCTTGCATTGGTTTTTAATCGGATTCTTTTTTGGTCTTGGGTACGCACTTGGCACGTGGGTGCTCAATAGGATTTTCTCGCCGCGTCCATAAATGCGAATCGACACGAACAAAAGCCGTGTTGGCGACCCGAACGAATCCGCAAAGGAACGCGAACAGCGCGGGCGCATTGAAAAGCTGGAACGCACCGTCGAAGAATTAAAGAAGCGACTACCGCCCATGCCGGTGCCGCTGAACGGAGAAAAGCCAAAGTGAACCGCGAAGAAATCCACCGAGAGTTTGACCGAATGCGAAAAGCATTCCACAACATCGACGGCAATTTTAAGAATATCGACATCCACATCGGCGAACACTTGCGGCGGATGACAAAGCTACAATCTACCGTCGACGAATTGTATTTAAACGCCATGACACGCGACCGTATGTGGACCGCCTTAATGGAATTGCTCTATCGCAAAGGCACGTTCACCAAAGAAGAGTACGACACCGAAATCAATTTGTTGAACGAGGCCATCGAAAAAGCGGTGAAGGAAGACGAAGCCAAGAAAAAAGAAGCCGAGGAATTGGCTAAGGGCAAAGTGACCGTGCTTTCGGAAGTGCCCGAAATTCCCGTCGTTAAGTAATGCCGCGTTTTACGCCGAGCATCAGACATGGCCAGGGTGGGAACTGGCACGTCGGGCGGCCGCTGGCGGACGGCAAAGGCGTGTATCAGCTCTTGCGGCCCAAGAGTCTGGCCGAAGTGAACCACTTCAGGCCGACGCCCTACACCGAGCGCGTATGCTGGGGATGCCGGAAGAAGCTTTACGACCACTGGTACTTGCCATTCATAGACAATTTGAAATGTAGTCGGTTGTACTGTTATCGAGATGGGACCGCATACCACACCAAGGAGAAATACAGAGTATGAGCGACATTCAAAAAGACCGAGCCCTGCAAGAGAACACGCACCGCGTGGCCATGAACATTTTGATACTACTCGACATCGGCCTTTTCCCAGGCAAGCACACGCTGGGACTTGAAGAGTGCAAAGGATTTATCGCGGCCATCAGGGATGATTCAGCGGCAAAGATGCAGTCCCTTGTTCCGCCGCCGCCCTTGCCGCTTGCAGCCATGCCAGACCGCCGCGAAACACCGCCAGCGGCATGACACTGATCGAACGGTACGTCCTTGTCTATGAGGACGAGAAGCGGGAAAAGCCGCCCGTTCAAGTGCGAAGCTTTGAGATTTCAGGCGTGGACTGGCCGAAGCTGAAAGGCTTGCCAGCGAAGGTTTCAGTCACGGGATGCCGAGTCGTTTACTTGACGTGCAATCACCAGGACGGTGACGTCTTCCTGGGATTTCCGATTTCGTTCTGGCCCTACGTGAAGCTGCGCTGGCACAGGTTATGGCGCTCTTCATAAACGTCGACCCCGTGCCGGCCAAATGGTGGAAGCGCAAGGTTCACCGCGGATGGCAATTCGGGTATTCAGGCGGGACCGAAAACGATTTCATGATCGATATTGAAATCGCCAAGTGGCGGTTCGTGTGTTATTTCGGAATGAAGAAAGTCCAGAACTGGGCGCCAGGTTACGAGAAGCATTTAAAGTGGCGAAAGGAACAGGAAGATGCCAGGAAACGTGCCAACAAATCCGAATCAGCCCGCAACGTCCTTTCAGGACGACGGAGTTATCAAGCCACCGCAAATCGAATGGATCAAGAACACCCCAGCTTCGACCACGCATCTGCCTTTGCCCGATTCGTCTTGGCTCCAGTCCGTAAGCTACGACTCTTCTTCTCTGCGAATGACTATTACGACCAAGACGGGTTCAAGCTGGCAACACGCCCAGGTGTACCCGAACCAATTCACCGAGATGCAGCTGCACCCGTCGAAGGGAAGCTATTACTCGAAGAACATCAAGGGCCAACACCCGACCACGCACATAATCAAAACTCCGAAACTGGAGAATTTTCCGAGGGAGCAGACTAACCATGCCAAAGACCGTTTCGAAAACCCGCTTACAGAAAGGTGGACAAGTCCCAAAGCAGGAAAGCGATACTCTTAGCCGGGTGATTCCAGAACCGGAGCCAATGCGCTGGGGACCGCCTCCAGGCAACGAATGGCACTTTAAGATCACAGGGCGTGGATCAAGCGGTTGGATGGCCTGGGTACTGGAATATGGGACCTGGGTACAGCTCAGACCGTCTAACACGAGTTTCATTTCAGCTGTGGCAGCCATCGAACCTGAGTTGATGCGCTTGGCGTTCCCGCACAAGATGACGGAAAGGAAACCAAAATGACCGACGGACTGATCACGCGCATCGGGAAGTGGATCGACAACAAATGGAAGGTCAAGGCGACCGAAGAAGACGTGCTGGCCGTTGCCATGAAGCAGGACAAGCGCATGGATTATCTGGCGGAACTGATCGCCAAAGTAGCCACGACCGCCAGGGGTGAAACGATTTTTAAGCTCGAAGCGGTCGAATCGAAATTGGCGACCGACATTCACAACCTGAGAGAATCCAACGGGGAAATGAGCCAACAAATCCAGGCCATCGAACATGTCGTGGGTGGAATCATGGAGACGAAGGAATCGCCAGAGATCAAGACGCGTTTGGAAAAGCTGGAACTATACGTCGGCATGACTCGCAAGATCGATCCGACCAAGCCAGCCGTTGCCAAATCAGCGTTTGCGATGTAAGCTCATTGCAAACAACAGGAAATCTACAATGCCATTTAAGAAAGGCCAGAGCGGGAATCCAAAGGGACGGGTCGAGGGATCGAAGAATAAAAACTACCTCGACGCTTCGCACTGGCTTGGCCTTGCTCACAAAGAAGTAGAGATCGAAAAAGACCCGCCGACGCGCGTTAAGATCATCACCTGGGCAACCGAACTGATCATGCAGAAAGTCCCAGCACTTCCGGCCACACCTGGAGATTCCCTATCGAACGCACTCGAATCACAAATCCTGATCAAAGCTTTAGAACGTGACGCTGCTATCGCCGAGTCAGTCCCAGCGCGCGAGTAGCGAAGCTTGGAAGAAGGGCCAGCTTTCTTACCTACGCCGAGCCCATCAGAAACGGTTACGTGTGGCATGGCTCAAATCCAAAGCGATCAGCCGCAAATTCTTTGGGTGTTGCAATCGTGGATGGGGAAAGTCTTATGATTTATTCCTGGATGGTGTGGAGTTCGCCCAGCAGTTCACGACCGACATATACTTCATTGCGCCCGTCGAGAAAAAGCTAGATGACTATTTGGAGCCGATTCGTAAAAAGATTCTTCGCAAAGCCCCGTCGGATTTTCTGTACACGTATTCAGCTTCCGATAACATTTTCCGATTTCCCGAAACAGGTTCACGTCTATTGGTCCGTGGATCGAATCACCAGAGTTATGACGATCTCCGTGGAGGAACTTGCGGACTAGCACTGATCGATGAAGCCCGCGGCGTCGACAACCTTCAAGACTTAATCGACAACGTCATGATGCCGGCATGCGGTAAAGCCGCCAAGGAAAACCCGCTGTTAGGATTCCTGAAAGCGCAAAGCACGCCGCCGCCCACCACTGACCATCCGCTGGAAGACTACTACCAAAGGGCCGAGCTTGACGGCTATTACTTCCATTCGTCCATTTACGAATGCGACTACCCGCCCGACATCATCGAAACGTTTATGCGCGAAGCCGGCGGCGCCAAGTCCATGACGTGGCGCATTGAGTACCTAGCCGAACGCGGCTTGGTCGACACATCGCTGAAGATCATTCCAGGATTCGATAAGGTGAAAAACACCATCACGGTTCCGGCACTGCAAGAAATCATCAAGAAGCCGGAGCATCAATTTTATCGATGGTTTCAGGGATTGGACTTGGGCACCGTCGACAAACAGGTTCTTTTGTGCGGCTTCTATTCCTACATGGACGCCACGCTTTACTTGGTCTTTGAACGCGTCGCGCCAAAAGGTGAGACGACAAAACGCTTCGGTGATGATTTGACAAAGATAGAAACGGATCGTAAGATTTCCGGCAAAGTGTATCTGCGTGTGTGCGATACCAACGGCGGCCAGCTGGCCATGGACTTGCTAGAGTCCCACAAGATTTCTTTTTACCCGACGGACAAAGGCCGGCTTGTCGAGATGGCCAACAAAGTGAACGTGTACATGGAAGGCGTTCGCATTGTGATTTCAGAGGATTGCCCGTTCCTGATTGGCTCACTTTATAACTGCGTTTGGAAAGACCATCTGAAGAAAGAGTTCGCACGGAGCAAGACCTATGGACACGGTGACGCGATTGCAGCCCTTATCTACTTGGTCCGAAACCTCGTGGAATCAAACCCGATCCCGAACACTTTCCAAATCCCCACACTGCCTGGCACCGAAGTGATCCCGCCTTGGGTGATGAACCGATTGCCGCAAGACCCGAACAAAGCCGCATTCAGTTACGCCGATAAGTTGCGTAAAAAGATGAGACCTGCTATACATGGGGCGGTGAAACTTTAATGCCCGATCAAAAGCCAGACTATACGCGATGGTTTCGATGCGTAAACTGCGGCACGCCAGACACTCATCAATTTCAATTCGGAACACCGATTATGTTCAAAGATGTTAAGAAGGTTTGTCATTACTGCGGGTGCGATCAGGGATGGCACGCTATGGTGAGGGAATAAATGGTAGCCATCAGCCAGGACGTCGACACGATCCCAGCAGTCCAGGCGAAAGCCAATGACGTCGTCGCTGAAAAGTATTTTGCATGCAAGAGTGCCGAAGAGTGCATCAATGATTTAGGGGACAAGCAAGAGCAGTTTGTTAAGTACATCACGTCGACCGGCCGGCTTTATTTCTGGCGCAATTCCTTCCAACAGCTGAACAATGGACTTTTTATCATGGGCGGCATTAGTCGTTACGGTATTGAGGGCGAGCTTCTTAACGTACCCGTAAACGTCTATCGAAACGACATGGACTACGTGGTGTCCATGACCACAAACGAACGCCTGGACTGGGAACCGGCCGCGCAGAACACCGATTTTAAATCCCAGGCTCAGTGCACACTTTCGAAAGGTCTCCTGGAGTACTACCAAAAGCACAAGCACGTCGATAACGTTGATAAGCAAGGCGTGCGCGATCTTCTTGGCTTTGGCGAAGCTCACGTGTTAGCGTTATGGGACGAATTTGCTGGGGATAATGTGACGGCGGATGCGGACACGAAAGAGCTAGTGAAAACGGGGGACGTGGAGTATATCGCCGTTCTTCCGAATTGTGTGGTGCGAGATTGTTTTGTGACCGAGTTCGATAAAAACCAATGGTTTTTGTGCAAAGTGAACCGTAACAAATATGATCTTTGTAAAAAGTATCCAAGTTATGCCCCCATGATTTCGAACGAATCGCTTGAAATCTCCAGTCGCCAAGAATCCGGCATCACCTACGCGTCGACCGATAAATCCGATTACATCACCGTCAATTACTTCATGCACAAGCCGACCCCCAGCTTGCCATTTGGCCGATGGATCGTCTACATCCAGTCGAACATCGTGCTGGAAGACGACAAGTTACCGAGCAAGAAAGGCAAATTGCCGCTGATCTCCATGATGGTTTCAGACACGCGATCCACCAATTTTGGTTACACCACGTTCGCCGATTGCTTGTCGATCCAGCGCATGATCGACGTGGTCGTGAACGCCATCTGTACGAACATCAGCACGTTCGCCACGATCAACATTCTGATGCCGGAAGGGTGCGACTTGTCACCGTCGGACATTGCCGGCGGCCTGAACTTCCTGAAGTACAAGCCATTGCCTGGCGGCGCCGGAGAACCAAAAGCGCTTGTGCTCTTGGCCACGCCGAAGGAAGCCTATTCGTTCTTGGACTGGCTGATCAACATCCACCATCAGCTGGCCGGCTTGAATTCGACTGTCAAAGGCGTGAACGATGAGACGGTCCAATCGGGATCGGCCTTGGCTCTGCGCGCGACGCAGTCGATCCTCTTCAATAGCTTGGTGAAGTCGGCCTACATCCAATTCGCTGAACAGCTAGGATCGGCCACGCTTGAACTGCTTCAGGACAATGCGTCCATCCCGCGGCTTGGCCTGATTGCCGGCAACATGGAAAAAGCCTACCTGAAGGAATTTTCGAACAAGGACATCGACCAAATTGACCGCGTGACGATCAACGTGGGAAATCCATTGCTCCAGACGCCAGAAGGCAAAATGGAAATGGCGAACCTCTACAAAGATTTCGGATTCATTACGAGCCCGCAAGACCTTGGCGAAGTGCTCCAGACTGGAAACCTGAAGGTCATGACGCAGGGTCCGCACGCCGAAATGATGAGCATTTACAAAGAGAACGAACTGCTTTCCCAGGGGAAGAAATGCAAAGTGATCAAGACCCAGAACCACCCACTATTCATCAAAGAGCACATGGTGATTTTGTCCAATCCCGAACTGGTAAACACCGACGATCCAGGAAGCCTGAACGATCAGATCGTAGCCAACGCCTTAGAACACATCCAGGAGCACATCACGCAGTGGAAGCAGTTAAGCGCCGAAGACCCAGAGCTTTGCGCGCTCCTGAACATCCCGAACATTGCGGGTGGTGCACAATCGCCAGCTCCGCCTGGTGGCAAGCCGTCCCAGCCGACGGGCCCTAGCCCACAGGCGGGACCGAAGCCGATGCCTAAGCCAGGCATGGCACCGCAAGGCGCAGCCGCAGGAATGAACGGCGGACAAAAAGTAGCGATGCCCACATCCCCACTACCGGCCGGCGGCGTGCCAATGGCCCAGCACTAGGAGATTTATGCAGATCAATAACAACGCCCCGTCAAACATCACCGAAGCCGCACCCGCCGCAGGAGTCGCCGTCGCACCGCCGCCAGTTAAACCCGCCGCTGCACCAAAGCCAGCCGCTAAAGCCGTCGCACCCGTCGCCGATACCAAGAAGGTGGACGCCGCCGCTGCTGGAACCGCTGGCACCAAGACAGAAATCACGGATGTCGAGCCGACCGGCGAAGCCAATGCCGAAGGCGACCCGACATTCACCCTAAAGGTGAACGGGAAGGAATATAAAGCGACCCAGTCTGAAATCATTGCCCTGGCCCAGAAAGCCAAAGGCGCTGAAGCCGCCATGAAAAAGGCCGCCGAGCTAGAAAAGCTTTCCACCAATTTGATCGAGAACATGGATTCAGATTTGCACGGGCTTTTGGTCAGGCGTTACGGGAAAGAAAAAGCCGATCAAATGGTCATCGCTATGACGCGCAAGCTGATCGACGACGAAGCAAAAGACCCGAAGGATCGCGAATTGGAACGGCTTCGCGCCGAGAACGAGACGCACAAGCAAGCGCAGGAACGCGTGAAACAAGAACAGGAAGCCGCCGAGAAGAAGGTTAAGCAGACCCAGCTCTATCGCCAGATTTTGACCGAGATCGACACGGAATTAAACGCCACGCATTTACCGAAGGACAAACTCACGCTGACGCGCGTCTTGAACTACCTGGCCGCCGGAAAGAAATCAAATGGTGCGACCTGGACCATCAAAGATGCCGTGCAAGCCGTCGCGGTGGAAGACATGTCGCATGCCACGCATTATGCCAAGCGGTACGTGGACGGACTCTTGCCAAGCGACCAATTCCGAAAAATATTTGGTGACGATGCCGTCAAGAAACTGAACAAAGAGCAAATTCAGACCTTGAAAAATGCTGATAAAATTGCTAAACATGAGCAGCCCAAGCTAGAAGCGGCGTCCAATGGCAACGGTGAAGCGCCCGTTCGCAGAGCCGCACGAAGCCTTTCAAAAGGTAAAGGGACCGAAGGCATGTCGGAACGCGAATGGCGACGACAGCACGGATCACTGGGCGGGATTTAAAACAATTTCGGCGAACATAGGACGACGACGAGTCCATCCTTGACGCCAGATCGAAACGGAACGTCGCCGGTTGACCATTCCTGAGATCGACAAGAAGCAAGTGGGAAAATAATTCGGACGCATAAAACCCACCACGTCGATCATCAGGAGAATCTACAATGGCCAACAACGGCGAAACACTCACCAATGCGGCAGGTCTCGTAAAGCAAGTTTACGACGACGAAGTGAACAAGAAAGTAATTCCAGTTTCCGGCATCCTCCAAAAAGAAGTCGATTTCGTTCCCCAGGATCAGCACGAAGGCGCGCAGTGGAATCAGCCAGTCCTCTTGCAGCTTCCTTCCGGCTTCACCTACGGCGCGGGCCTGGCTAATTACCAGACCATCGTTCCGTCCCAGGTGCAGTATGCGTTCTTGACGGGTTCGAACATCAACCTTCAAGACGGCGTGGCGAACGACTTGATCGCACGCACGATCTCGAACAAGAACAGCTTTATGACGGCCGCGAAGTACACGCTCATGGCCCTTGAAAAGGGAATGAAGCGCCAGCTGGAGACAGACATTTTGTACGGACAAAAGGGCCTTGGCCAGACGTCGGTCATTGTCAACACGTCGACCACGACTTCCACCGTCACCATCGTGACTGCGGAATGGGCGCCGTCCATTTGGTCTGGCTTCGAAGGATGCCTGATCAATTTCTACAACGCGGGATCGCTTGTGGGAACCAATGGATACACGCTGACCGCCGTGAACATCCCGAACCAAACGCTTCTTGTCACCGGCACGACCGGCGACACGACCACCCTTCAGGCATTGAACGGAACGCTCCTGGACCTTTACATCTCCAATTCCTTCGGGAACCAGATGCTGGGCGTCCACGGGATCACCGCGTCCTTGCCTGGAACACCGGCGACTTTGTTTGGTCTCTCGACCACGTCTTTCAGCGTGTGGTCTGGAAACCAATTCCCTTGCGGTGGTGTGGCCATGTCTCTGGGTAAGATCGAAGACGGCGTCGGCCTAGCGGCTGCGCGCGGTGCTGAGGACGAAGACATTTCGACCTTGATCAACCCCGTGAACTACACGAACTGCGTGGTCGAAGCTTCTTCGGCCCGCCGGTACGATAGCTCGTTCAAACAGGGCAAATTGGACAACGGCGCACGCGCGCTGGAGTATTACGGTCCGACGGGTCTGATCCAGCTTGTTTCGCATCCGTTCGTGAAACAGGGCTACGCGTACGGCTTGCCGCTTGAACGCTGCAAACGTATCGGATCGGTGGATGTGACCTTCGACCTTCCTGGATTCGCGGGTCCGGCGCTTTATGTGCCTTCCAGCGTGTTCACCGGCGTCTTGGTCACCGAGTTCACTTCCCAGGCGTTCTACTTGGAAGCACCCAGCCACAGCATTCAGTGGACGGGCATCGTTCCAAGCACGAACTAAGCCAGACAGTCTTAACCCGCGCGCCCCTGGAAACGGGGGCCGCGATGTTGGGATTTATAGAGGCTTGATCGTGCCTTCATAACAGATCGATGCACCGCCCCGCGGAGAACACACCATGGCTACCACCCCGTTCAAATTCAGCATCAGCGGACAAACGTACGACGATAAACTTTTCGGAAACCTTAGCAACGTTTCGTACGCCAACGTCTTTCGCAACATTGGAAAGCATTTCGAAGGGGTAGCGATCGGTGCCATCTCCGAAGTTATCACGGTCAATTCTGGCCCGACCAAAGGCACTGGAACGATCTCTATTGCTACCGGCAACATGGCCGACGCCGACACCATCACGATCAACTCGGTCGTGCTCACCGCGAAGACCACGCCGACCTTGGCCAGCCAGTTCAAGATCGGTACGACCGCCCTTCAGACCGCCATAAATCTGGTGGCCGCCATCAATTCGAACGTGACGCTTGGCCCTCTCGTGCGCGCATCTTATGCTAAAGGCACCGTCACCACGACTGGCGTTGTCACTGTCACGGCTTTAAACAACGGGACTGGCGGCAATTACACATGGTCGCAGTCTGGATCGAACGTGACGCTGGCCCCGTCATCTGCCATGAGAGGCGGTACGATTGGTCCGAAGTCCGCATCCGACGTCTTCACGATCACGGCTTCAAACTTGTCGAATGCCGACACCGTTACCGTAGGCGGCACGACTTTCACTGGTGTGGCCAGCGCCCCAACTTCTATTCAGTTCGTGGTCGCCGGATCTGCACTTGCAACGGCCCAGAACTTGGCGGCCGCGATCAATGCCAACAGCGCGACGTCGGTGCTCTTCAGCGCAGTCGCCACTGGCACCACGACCGGTATTGTGACTGTCACTGTGTTGATGCCTGGCACCATCGGGAACAACATTTCCGTTAACAAATCGGCGGCCAATGGTAGCTGGAGTGGAACGACCTTCTTCACAGGGGGAACGGACGCGCACGTCCAGACATACCACAAAGGCATTTAATGGCCGAGTCGATCACATTCAATAACGCGGTTTACATCATCCCCGACGTCGGCGAATCCAACTGGGGACAAAACCTGACCAATTACTTCGTGGCAATCCCCCAGGGGGCTTATCAAGCCTCTGGGGGCACGTTGCCTTTGACCGCGGACCTTTCCTTCGGCACAAACTTTGGTCTGCTTTCCAAGTACTATAAATCCGTCACCGCCAACATCGCAGGAACTGGGCAAGTCCGACTAGCCAACACAGATTCGATTGACTGGCGCAATGCGGCCAATAGCGCAGACTTAGCGCTGTCCGTGGACAGTTCAAACAACCTGCTTTGGAACGGCGACATCATTGCCACCGCTGCGGCCTCACCCGTTCTTTCGATCCTAGGGACGGCCAATCAGATCACGGCATCCAATCCAACCGGCAACGTCACGCTATCGGTACCGTCCGCCTTCATCGCCCCAGGATCCATTCAGGCGACATCCACCGTGAAAGGAACGCAAGGCACGTTTACGGCGACCGCAAACCAAATCGTTTTAGGCACAACGAATCAGCTTGTCATCTCTTCGACCGCTCTGGCCTTGACCGAGGTCTATACGATTCCAGACGTCGCATCATCGGCGAACTTTGTGCTTGACCATGGGGCGTACACGATTGCCGGAACTTGGAACTTTTCCAATTCCATCACCTTAGCCTCATCCAAAGCCGTTGTCCTTACCGACAACAGCACGAACACGGTCACGGTAAAGGCCACAAACTCGACCACATCCTGGACCTTAAGCCTTCCACCGACGCACGGAACAAGCAATCAATTTTTGCAGACGGATGGATCAGGAAACACAATCTGGGCTCCTGGTGGAGCTGGAACGGTCACGAGCGGAGCGGCCGGAAATCTCACGCTTTATCCCGCCACAGCGGCCAGCGTAAACGATACCTACGTCCAGAACGCCCACAATATCACCATTGGCATTGCGACCCAGGCCAGCCGCAGCGCGAACCTGGCTATCACAATCCCGAATCCTGGGAATGCAATCACTACCGCGAACGTGGTTTTGGATGTTGGGAACTACACGCTTCCTGGGGCGTACTCTTTTACTGGCATTTCGACATTCTCTGGCGGAGCTGGGGCGATCACGATGTCTGCCTCAACGATCGCGATGGGTGCCAACAAAATCACTGGCGTGGCAAACGGAACAGTTTCGACAGATGCGGCCGCATTCGGACAGGTTCCCGTCATTACCAATTGGGCTTCCTATACTCCGACCATCGTCGGTTTCGGAACGGTTGCCAATGTATCTTTTCGCTGGAAACAGATAGGCGATACGGTTTATGTGAGTGGCATTTTTCAGGCTGGGACAGTCACGGCGTCGACGGGGTCAATTTCTTTGCCGAACAGCTTCACTATTTTTTACAACGCTAGTTCCGGCATGAGCAGTAACCAGGATTTAATCGGTTTATGGCAAAGCTCTAAAACAGAATTGACGGATGCCAGTAGCGATGCTGGGGGAATGATCACGGACGGGTCTACCACTACCACAGTTTTCTTTTCTCGAAGTGGTTCAACAGGTTCTTCCTTTCCACCAACTGCGGCCAATGGAATCTCTGGGAATACAAATTACACGGAAGTTAATTTTTGGTTTATTCATGTTTAAAAAAGGAGCCACTCAAATGCTCAACGCTTTAAAGAAATCAGTCTTGATCGCAGGTCTTTTATTAGTAGCTTCCTTGGCACACGCCTCGAGCGTCGCGTATTCCGGCCCGTTCATTGGCACGGAAGGGACAGCCGTCGTAAAAGGTGGCGCTGTTGCGCAGACCTTCACGCGCGACATGAATGCGACGGGCGACCGCGTATCCATGCAAATCTCTTATTCGTCTTACACCGTGGCCGTGTCCACGAACTTCGGATCGAATAATTTTGTCTTGAACACGCCGACCATCACCATTTCGGGAAACAATTTTACGACGGGCCAACAGGTTCTTTATTCGACTGCTGCTGCGACTGCCATTGCGGGTCTTGTAGATTTGACGACTTATTACATTAGCGTGATTGGCCCAAACACTCTTGGTGTATCATCGACAATAAAACTTTCAACGACGCTGGCTTTCGCTCAGTCCGGCGTTGGCGTTGTCTTGGCTTCCAGCTCGACTTCAACGAACCGATACACGCTGGCCCCTCTGGCGTTCACGAACGTGTCGCTGGCTGGCGGTATCCAAATTCAATGGTCCGACGATAAAAACACATTCTTTAATGCGACCGTCGGCAACTACAACGCCGCGATTACGAGCACGACTTACGTCATCGGCGGTGGATCCGCTCTGTACGATCTTGGGCCTACCAATCACCGATATTTGCGGCTCAAAGTGACACCGCCGGACACTGGCGCCGTGACGTTCACCGCGACGGATAACGAACGGTATTCATTCGAGCACTAAGGGAGCGTTATGACTGACTTAATGGACGACGAAGACCTGAAAAAAAGCGTCATCGATCAGATGATGGGCGAAGTCGATGACGTCACCGCCGGCGACCTGAAGAAAAAGGGCCCCGTCAAAGGTGTCGAAATCGCTATCACCGTATCCCCTCATTCAGAGGACATGCCCGAAGAGGAATGCGACGAAGACGGTTGCGTCGACCCCGTGCACGAACACGATCATGAAGCCGTCGGAGAAATTCCCGAAGACGCGCACAACGAAGAAGACGGCTACATCAATCAGCTTTTAAAGAAGCTGGGCTAAAGAATGGCATCGGCGATCCCATCGCCGTACATGTTGGTGGACGATTGCGTCGCATCCGTCTACCGCAATACCGCTTTGCCTAATTCCCAGATCACCTATCAGCCGGCCGACATTGTCGCGTTCTTAAACGAAGAGCAGCAGACCACGATCAGCGCGCTTGTGCAGTCTATCCGCGAAGCCTATTGGATTCAGTACCACGACGTCTTGATCGCGCCGAACGTCACAAGCTACATCGTCCCGCAGCGTACGATCATGGGTGGCTTGCAAGACATCGTCCTGGTGGATTCGTCCGGCAACGAAGTCGAGATCGCACAGCTGGCGCCGGAACAACAAAAGGTCGCGCCCTTCTATTCGTTCGTGCCGATTTCCTCCATGCGCGGGATGTATGCCAAAGACGATGCCTTCAACATTTATCCGACGACGTTTCCTTATCCGTCTGGCTTCATCATCCGATTTAAGTACGCGCGGCGCCCGTCAATCCTGGTGCAGTCCAGCTTTTGCGCGCAAATTCTTACGGTGAATTACACGACTAACGTGGTGACGGTGGGATCAGTGCCGTCGGGCTGGACGCAAGGATCCACCATGGTCGACATCGTGAACAACTTGCCGCAGTTCACGTCACAGTCCGACGACAATTTGATCACGAACATCGCCAGCACATCGATCACGCTGACTTCGATTCCTTCTACCGTCGTCAAAGGCCAGTGGCTTTGTCCAGCGGGAACCACATGCGTGCCGCAGCTTCCCTTGGAACTGTACCCGCTTTTGATCAATGCCGGATGTTTGCGCGTGTTCACATCCATGCAGAACGCCAACGGATTCAACACCATGTCGAAAGTAGTGTCGGCGCAGATGGACGACGCCAAAACACTTTTGACGCCACGATGGAAAGGCCAGTCCAAGAAGATCGTCAATAAAAATGTCGCGTGGCCGCTTTCATCGCTGTTTCCAAATTTCAGGTGACGCATGTACATCGGTGATCTTGGCACTGCGGGACTCTACACATTCCCGAATCCCCTGGACTCTAAAGTCCCTCCTGGCGCATTGGTCCAAGCTGATAATGTTGTCGTTTCCGCTGATGGCGTCGTGCAGTCGCGGCGGGGCATCACATTCATCGGATCATCCATTGGTCTGGCGACCAATCAGTTCGTCGATTCTCTCTTTGAATACCAAGACGGATGGATCGCGCACGCGTCCGACAATAACCTTTATTTTTCGACGTCGCTGACAAGCCCCAGCTGGACGATCTATTCCATGTCCGAAACCTTCGCACCGCCTTCCGGCCAAGTGCGATTGCGCGGCGGGGAAGCCAATAAGAACTGGTACATGACGACGTCGAACAGCGTCTATAAACAGGACGCGATCAATCACGTGCCAATTCCGGCCGGCGTTCCTCCAGCGCTCGACCTGACCGCGACCCTGGGATCGTCTGCATCGGGATTTCTTTTGAATCCGGCGCAGACCGCCTACCGGCTCACATGGTCATACACCGACGACAACGGGAATTTGGACGAAGGCGCGCCAAGCTATCGCGCGATTGCCATAAATGCCAGCGGAGCCAATCAGAACGTGTCGGTCGTGGCGTCGATCCCCGCAGGAATCACGACCGCCTACACCGCGAACCTATACCGCGCGCTACAAACCACGTCGTCAAGCGTTCCGGCGACGGACAACATGCAGCTGGCCGCGCAGTACAGCCCGACCAGTGGCGATTTGGCCGCTGGCTTCGTTACCATTTTGGACGTGACGCCGGATTCACTCTTGGGCGCGACCTTTTACGGTAGCCCGAGCCAAGAAGGTGCGACGCAATACAATTTCCCGCCGCCTTTGGCCACAGACTTCACGTCTTTTCAGGGAATGACCTTTTACGCCAACACCACGAGCTTGCAAAACATCTACATCACTATGATCACGACGCCAACGGTCGGCGACACGCTCGTGATCAACGGCGTGACCTACACGGCGGCGTCGTCAAACAATTTTGCGACGGGAAATTTTCAGGTTGTCACCGGCGGAACGCCTGGCACAAATATCGATTCGACTTCCAAGAATCTCGTGTCCTGCATCAACGAATATCCGGCCAATACTGGCATTTATGCGTTCTACCCCGTCGGATACAATGATTTGCCTGGCCTGATCTTCCTACAAGCGCGGAACTACACGCTGGCGGCGTTTCACTTGACGTCGTCCAATGGCGCGGTGTATCAGCCGACGATTCCGACAGCAGGATCGACCTACATTTCTTCGAATGACTCGCTTCCGAACGCGGTATCGGTGTCGAAATCAAACGAGCCCGAAGCCGTCCCGCTCACGAACCAAATCTTCATCGGTGGCGGCGACAAACCAATTTATCGCGTGATCGCGCTGCGTGATTCGGTCGTCGTCATGAAACAAGACGGCGTCTTTCGCATTACGGGTACTTCACCGTCACAGCTGACCGTCACACCATTCGACACCACGATTATTTTGATCGCGCCGGATTCGGCCTACACGCTGAACAACACGATTTTTGCCATGACGTCGCAGATGGTCGTTTCCATTTCCGAATCTGGCGTGAACATCGAAAGCCGAAATATCGAAGGCGCGCTGCTTCAAATCTCGACGCTCACGAACTTTCCGACGGCGACCTTCGGGCTTTCGTATGAATCGGAGCGCGAATACCTGCTTTGTTTACCGTCTCAGAATTCCGACACGACCGCGACGCAAATATACGTCTATAACTGGCTGACCCAAGCCTGGACGCATTGGCTGATCGCTCCCACGTCTGGCATGGTGAGTTTTCAGCCCGACAACAAACTGTATTTGACACCGTCGTATAACACGAACTTTCTTTATCAGGAAGTGAAGACCTATAACCCGAACGGATTCGATTTTGGTGATGATCGATATCCCGTGACGATCACGGGTGCGTCTGGCCTCGTGGTAACGCTCACGTCCGTCACGCATGCCCAAGTCGGCCAAACGTTGTCGCAGAACTTCTTCGCGTCAATCGTGACAGCGGTGGACGTGGTCCATATAACCGTGACCGTCACCGATCTTTTCTCGTGGGCCAATGGATCGGCCACGCTCGTAGCACCGTTCCAACAGACCGTCGTCACGACTCCGATTTCGGCAAACTTCACGCATTACATGAAGAACTTTTCGCGCGTGATTTACAATTTCTCGAATGCGAACTTCACGTCGATTTCGGCGTCCATGATTTCGGATGCCTCTTTGTTCACGGAAACATGGTCGATCAAGCCGCAAATAAACGGGAACTGGGGCGAATTTCCTTTTGGACAAATTCCATGGAATGGAACGTCCTTGCTCACGCAAGCCGTTGCCACCACGCCGCCAATTCAAAAAATGTTGGCACACTGGGTGCAAGTCGGGTTAAGTTTGAATCAGGCACTGTCAAACTTCCAATTTTTGGGCTGCTCACTTTCATACGACATCGTTTCGGATATCAGCCGATGAAGTGCGCGACTTGTCCTCAGGAATTTTTGAACGGAGAACGCATTACGGCCAACGTGAAAGAAACTTTTATCTTTAAGCCGGCGCACGTGCCGGACGTGAAGATGTACGAGCCAGACGGTAAAGGCGGCGTTCGTGAATTAAATGCGGCTGCAGTCTTAACGCCGGAAGCTCTGGCGGCCAGTCGTAAAGACCACACGCGAACCGCGATTGCGACGATCTTTTTAACGTACGGTATGGCAGAACTTCCCGAAGGTGCGTTCAATCCTCGCCATCTTTATTGCGGAGTGATGCGAACGGCGGAAGTGCGCAGCGGGTCGCACGCGATTGACAAACATGCGATTCGATTTTCACGCACCATGCGTCGCGGCAAAGTGGGCGGGGGGCAATACTAATGGCATCGCCCCCGTCGATCCAGCGGTTCTATTCGGACGATTACAAAGAAGCGCCGACGTGGTTTAAGTCGCAATTTTTGAACACGCTGAACTTGTTTGTGTTTCCGACGTACAACGCGCTGAATAAAAATTTAACGATTGGCGAAAACCTGAACATGGGATTTGTGACGATCTCTGTAACGGGATCAGCGACGCCGACGAACAATGTGGCGTCATTCTTAAATCCTATTCAAGGCGACCCGACGGGCGTGGATGTGGTGAATGTGCAGATCGTTGACACGCCGACCCAGCAATACCCGACGGCGGCCGTGCAGGTATTTTGGTCTTTTGACGGGACGTCGATCATGGTGGGGGCAATCACGGGCCTGGCCAACGGCGTGAACTATCAAATTACTCTGAGGGTGGAATAATGGCGCAGGTAGATTCAAGCAATAACCCGAACGATCCAAACAACCCGAACAATCCGGCGACCAATCCAAATCAGGTCCAGTCGCCGCAGGGGTCCAATCAGCCGGCCACATCTGGCGGCGCCGGCGCGGTAACAACGACCGGCGCGGGAAACGTCACGGGTCAAGTCACGGGCACGAACAACCCGTCCCAGCCATTTCAAAACATCGCATCCTATTTGGCAGCCAATGGTCCGCAATCCCAGCAACTGGCGACGCAAGTGGCTGGCACTGTATCGGCCCCGATCACGCAAGCCGCCGCCGACACGCAGAGCGCAGCCGATAATTTCACAAGCTCCGTAAATGCCGGATACACGCCGGAGAACAAAGATCTGATCAGCGCGGTCTCTGAAAATCCCGCATACGTCGTCGCGGAAAATCCCCAGAACGTTTCCAATTTCACCGCGAACTTAAACGACACCTATGCTGGCCCGACGGACTTCACTCAAGCGCCGCAGTATGCGAACTTGGAATCCGAAATCGCCAACGCCAACGCGACGGCCGCCAACGCGACCACACCGACGGGCGTACAAACTCTTTTGCAGGGCGTCGAAGGACCGACTACCCAGGGAATCAATAATCTTGACTCACTTCTTTTGAATCAGAATCCAGCGAACGCCGCCACGATTGCGGCCGCCGCTACGCCGGCTGCAAACCTTTTACCGACGCTTCAAACCGACACGACCAACGAAAACGCTTTGGCCGCCACAGGATCGACGAACGCTTCGACCGCCGCGCAAGATGCAGCCGCCGCACTGGCTTCCGCGCAGGGAAGTGTCGCTTCGAATCTTGACACCGAACAGAACACCATTCAGGGCGTGGTGAACGAATACAATCAGTCGGTCAACACCATTAATCCCGTGGTCGCTGACATCACGTCGGCTATTCAGAATTTCTTAGCGCAGAATCCAAATGTCACATTCCCCGCCGGCACCGATCCGATGGCGGCTCTTGAAAATATCGCATCCATCGCCATGCCAAATGAAGCGGCCTACGCATCACCACAGGACTACGCCAATATCGCGGCACTTATTCAGCTTGGCGATACCAACACTGGCGCGCTTCCAATCAATGGATCGACGGCAAATGAAGCGCAGACTTTCAGCGTGCCGACGCAATTACAAGACGCACTTGGGCAAGCGCCTGGTGTCGAGTCGGCCCTATCCAATGAGCTGACGGGATTTGGCAACGAAATCAATTCAGCGGTAGCGCCTTTCACGCAAGCCGAACAGGCGGCCTACAACTACAACACGATCGCTGTCCCAGCACAGACCGCCGCGACCGCTGATCAGAAAACGATTACGGGAATCCAATCACAGCTGGCCCAGCTTCAAGGTCAAAGGGGTGTCGATCCGAATGCGGTGGCGAAACTGAAAACACAATTGGCGACCGCGCAATCCGATTTGGCCAAGCAACAGCAGATCGTCGCATCCACACCAAATGCCAGCTGGGACGCCGTCGCACCTATCGCGCAGAGCCTTGGCTGGGTGGACAACACGGAAAACGCATATCAGTCTTTGATCGATGCCATAAATGGCGACCTTGGAAAGCTTGGAAGTGTTGGCGCACCGTCCATTACCTATGGCCCGAACACGGTCACCGATCCCGTTACAGGCGCACCGATCGGCCAAGTGGTAGGACAAGGACTAGAACAGTCGGCGGAGGGAGCGGCACCTACCGCAGTCGGAGCTGGATTAGCTGATGCGTATGCGGCCGCCGCTGCTGCCGGTGCAATACCGACGACCGCCAGCGGTGTTGCGGCTGGCACTGCCGACGCAGTCGCTGGCGAACCAACTACGGTAGGGTATCAATTAGGTCAAGCTGGATCAGCTGGCGCAACAGGCGCCCTAGAAGCTTTACCACCGGCGGCGCTGGCGGCTTACGGCGCATCTAACATCGAACAGAACATCGTCGATAATCCCGTGAAAAGCTTGGGAATGATCGCCGGCAATACGTTGAGTCTTGGTGCTTTATCGATTCCACCACAAGTCTGGAAAAATATCGAAGGCGATATCACAACGGCAGCGGACCAAATCGGAAGTTTTTTCGGGCATCTCTTTTAAGGGGCGATTATGGCGATCAATCCGCAAGCACTTTTACCAATCGTTCGAAGCTCCATGCCGCACGGCACGGATCAGCAGATTTTGGAAGCCCTGAAGAAATTCGGGGACGCAAACCCGAAATACGGGAATATGGAAGTCCTGGCGCTCTTAAAACAGTACATGCAGGAAAAACAGAGCCCGTCAATCGGAATGATGGCTAGAAAAGGAAAAATCAAATGAATTTAGCAGACCTTTTTTCAGGCGGGGAAGATTCAGCGGCGGCCGATACCCTAAAGTCGCAACTGGCCAATGTGAATGCAGTTCAGACGCCGACAGCGGCCCAGCTGACACTTCCGCAGCTCCAGCAGTACGTCGTCGCTGGAATCATGACGCCCGAAGAGGCCCAGGCTTATCTTCAAGGACAAAGTGCTTTCGCCACGACAACCGCCGACAACACGGGGATGGACACCGAGCTTTCGACGATTGGCCAGCTTCAGGACATTGTCAATTCCGGCGGAAACGATGCCGAAGAACAAGCCGACATCCAGGGAATTTTAAACACGCTTGGAACCACCGAGTCCGGCAATAATGCGGCCATCGACCGATCGCTTTCAGCCCAAGGGATTGATAATTCGGGCCTGAAGCTTGCCGAAAAGCTTTCCGAAAATTCAACCGATGCGACCACCGCCAATTCGAACGCTTTGCAATCCAATGCCGCGGCTGAAGCCCGCGCACTTGCCGCTTTGGGCCAGGAAGGCACTTTAGGCGGCCAGGTCCAGGGCCAACAGTACACGCAGACCGCCAACGCGGCCAGTGCGGCTGATGCCATTGCCAAATTTAACGCCCAGCAGAATCAGACGGTCGAGAACTTAAACACGACTGAAGCCAATGCCGCCAAAGCCGCGAATCTGGCCAATGCCCAAGACGTGTCGAACAAGAACACCGTGACTGCCCAGACCCAGGAAGAATCGGTGCCAGCGGCCCAACAGCAAGCCTATCAGGACGCTTTGAACAAAGCCGCTGCTGGCGTGACGGGGGCCAATGATTTGGCAAACACGGAGACCCAGACCGGCCAGCAGAATGCCGGAATCCTTGGCGGCTTGATCTCAACCGCCGGAACCGTGGCATCCGCTGAAGCGGGCGGAAATCCCTACACCTCTTTGGCGTCCGCCTTGGCCAATAACAATACTGGAACGGTGCCAAACGCGAACGTAAGCACAAGCGGATCCACTGGCGGCGTAGCGACAGCAGCTACCGGCGGACGAATAGTTCCTGGCGGCGTCTCGCGTCCAATGAACATGACTAGAGGCGGACCGATACCAGGAAAAGCCACGGTGCCAGGTGATAGCCCGCGCAACGACACCCAGTTAATCGCGGCGTCGCCTGACGAAGTGATGTTGCCGCGTACCGCCGCCATTCCGGCGATGAAAGGAAATATGCAGCCAGCCATGGACTTTTTACGGAGCTTGCCGCGACCGCAAGCAAAACCGGCGATCCATCCGAAAGCGGTTTTGGACACGATGCGGGCCTTGAACGCGCATCACCAGGGGGTCGCATGAAAATCAAAGCTTATGCCAGAGGCGGACGCGTTCCTGAACAAAAAATGGAAGCGGTCGAACGAAACCGTGAAGAAATCGGACTTCCAGGAAAGGAAGGAAATTTAAGCACACTAATCGATCAAATTCCTGGAATTGGTCTGGCGAAAGTCTTGGGCGAACGCGCGGATGCCAATGACCGACTGGCCAATCCAGAGTATTTGCACAATACCGCCGGAAAAGGTCTCGAAACGAACTATCAGCACGGGGCACCCTGGGACAAGTTTGGCCAGGAAGCAGACGTTCAAATGATGAGCGAAGGCGGGATCGCTGGAGTCGATGGCCTCATGTCCAATCCAAACCCTGAGCCTACGATACCAGAAACTGGCACCGCTGGAGAAGATGACGACGATCCCGCGATCATTCCTGAAGACATCAAGGAATTCGTGAAAGACGCCCACAAGGAACGCCAGGAAAGCCGGCCAGACGAATCTTGGCGCATCGTTCCCGCGCCCAAAGAAGACAGCATGGCGCCGTACAAGCAGGACGAAGAGGATATGGCCGCCGAAGCCGAAGAAAAGCCAGACGTCATTTCCCAGCTGAAAAGCATGGGCATGAATTACGACACTGGAGGCGCGACACCTGGATCCGATTTCCAAGTCGATGGCGGAGACTCCGACACTTTAAAGATGAACGGTCAAATGCCACCGCCAGCGGATCCGATGGTCGAGCCCGAAGCTGGGGCACCGACAGACGAAGGCCCAGGGCCTAACGACACTGAACAAGCTGGGCCAGCGACCGTCGCCCATGCGTCCCCAAGTATGCCCATTGGTGCCCAAGTACCCCCACCGGCACCATTGCCAACGGACCAGACCTACATGGACCGCGCGAATAAGGTGCTTGGCCTTGGTCCTGACCAACAGGCGGGGTTAATGAAGCTTTTGGGGCAGAAGCAACAGACCGGCCAGATCGGGGCTGGAATCGCAGGAATCGGCGATGCCATCGCATCTGGCGGCACGCTGGGTAAAGTCAATCCAGGCGGCCTGGCCAAATCCGAAGACCTTTTGGCGAACAAGACCAAGGAAGGCATCGAAGGGATGCAGACTATCCGCGGGAACCAAGAAAAAGCCGCCGAAATGGCTGACAAGCTAGAAGCCAGAGACCCGAACTCGCCGCTTTCCAAGTACGCCCAGAAAGCCTATGCGTCGGTCGGCAAGAAAATCGGCATCGATCTAAGCCATGCGCCAGCGTCGCTCATTGCCGATGTTACTGGCAAAGGCGTGGACGCGCTAAATACGGAATTCCAGGGCCAGATCAAGGTTCAGGGGCTAGACCTACAGAAACAGCAGGTCGCCGCCACGATTGCCAATCAAAAAGCCGAGCGCCACGAAGCTGATACAACGCGCCAAGCGGATGCGGCCAAAACGCTTGCGGGTCAAGGAATTATGCGAAAAGGGCTTAATCAATTAACGTCCTCTGGACGCGATGCTCAAAAGGTTCTGCAAAATGAAGCCACAGGCGTAAAATCGTTCAATTCAGTCGAAGAAGCCGAAGGCGCTGGACTTCCAGTCGGAACCCGCGTGTCGATCGGCGGTCGGATGGCGACGATTAAATAATGGCCGTTGAATTCGATGATGATTCGGCTGCACCGGCGGGCAACGGAAGCGTTGTCTTTGATGACGAAAACCCGTCTTTCTTAGAGAAGACCGCTGGGAATATAATTCCTGACCTAAAACAGACCGCCAAAGGTCTCGGCGATATGGCTTCAGGTCCAGCAGTCGATATTATGTCTGGTGATGTTGCGTCAGCGCTTCCGAAACTCGCCAAAGAAGGGAAGGATTTCTTTTCCAATCCAGTAGAAAACGCCAAGGCCATGGCGCGGCCAATAACGCATCCTATTGATTATTTCGAAGAGCATCCAGTGCAACAGACATTGAATGCGGCTGGCGCCGTTGCTGGTTTAAATGAGCTTCGCGCTCCTGACATAGAAAATCTTCCACGTGGAACACCACCACCAGAGGTACCCCCGGAAACGCCGCCCGCGGTCGTTCCTATGCCGCCGGAAGCTCCGAAAGGACTTCCCATCGTTGAACCTGGCGCCAAGACTGGCGACCCGCATGCGCTATTCGCTTACAATGACAAGTTTGGACCAGGTGGGGCGGATCGGTCCGTTTATAACGTCTTTGGAGACCCAGAGCACCCGAACCTGAAGGCGCGCGGTTGGGGATCAAGCGTGCCAGCCGAAGACCTGGAAGCCGCAGGAATCCCGATAACTGGACGCCAGCCGAATTCCACCAATTTCGAACCGCTTCCAAATATCCCGAAAGAGCCGCCGCCACCTACGCCACCACCTCCAAAGGCCGACCCTTTGCAGGACGTGAAAGACTGGATGGCAAGCAAGGGCCAGAAATTCGCGCAAAAGCCTGGCATCGTTCAAAAGATCGGGAATTATTTGGATGAAGAGTCGGCCAAGCTTGGCGGCAAAGATATCGGCTTGCAACTTGGGCAGGTCAAAAGCATGGGTCCTGGATTCGAAGGTTTGGAAAAAGGAAAAGCTTTGGTCAGTTATGCGCGCGAAAAAGGCTACCTGGATCCGTCCTTGTCAGACACTTCCCGCAGAACTATGGTCGAACAAAATATGAACAAGGCTGGCGAACAGCTTGGCGCTTTGCGAGACATCGCCGACAAGCGTGGCGCGCCGCCCGTTGCCGCCATGCGTGACCAATTAAAAGCGCAGCTGGAAGACAAATTCGGGATCGATGCCCCAGGTGAAGTGAATAAGGTTCTGGCAAAATTCGACAAGGCCGCACAGACTCCGACTTTCTCGAAGATGGCAAAGCTGGCCACCGACCTGCATGCAGAGGCCACCCCAGCCACGAAAATGGGGCTGCACCCTGGCCCGACCACTGAAGGCGCGAACATTTTGGCGCGCATGAACAATGACGCCACGCGGGCCACATTCAACACCGAAGAAGGCAAGATGTTTACCGACAGTCTCCGTGATTTTGGTGCGCACAAGAAACTGGAACAAGCACTAGCCGCCGGCGGCCGTAAAGCTTTGGTCGGACGTGGCGCCCCTGGATCAGCGACGAATCGTTTAATCCAAGAAGGCTTGGACCGTGGCGGGTATCGTCTGGGCGGAAACATCGCCAACAAAGTCGCGGGATGGACCAAAGCCAATCCCAAAGCAACGCTTCCACAATTCTTTGAAGAACTGGCCCATCAATCGGACCAATCGGTCGACGATGCAATTCAAGGATTTTCCAAAGGCGGTGTGGTCCCGAATGACGTCAAACAATGGGTCACATCCAGAGGATGTTAAATGCCAAGTGTGCTGGGCCATTATGAAATTGGTACAAGATGAGCCTATGGGACGTCTTTACGTCTGTCCTGAAGGGCATTCCAGGGAAAAGCATTTCGATCAGCCGACGCATTTATTGGACCGGCTATACCAAGCCAGAGGACCAAATGATCATCACTGAAACACGAACAACGAAATCGAGCGACGGGATTTTCGGCAATCTCTCAGTCGACATCGACCCGTTCAAATGCGTGACTCTGGAAAACAAAGCCATGGCGATCCCGCCAGGAATTTACGACCTGACCTTTATGTGGTCGGACCATTTTCAACAGATCATGCCCCACATTATTGTTCCTGGACGAGTCGCTATCGAAATCCACTGGGCGAATTATCCCGTCGGTCCCGATCCCACAAAGCCACAGCTCGAAGGGTGTGTGGCGACTGGAACAGAAGCAGAATTCTCGGCTGATTGCATTGATCAATCGAAGGTCGCCTGGATCGGGTTTGTGAAGACCATCACGGATCAACCGAACATTAAATATAAAATCGTCGAAGACTACGGAACAAACTAAAGGAGACCAAACCATGTCTTTACCAATCGGAGCAATCTTTACCGGCATTAGCACCCTTGAAAAAATCATTCCAGTCGTCGAGGAAGTCGCCACCGAAATCGGACCCGTCGTACGGGCTGAAATTGCAGACGGCGAGACCATTTGGGCGGACGTGGAAAAAGCCATCGCGGATTTGCGCATCGCTTTCGCCGCTGTCAAAGCTGCCACCGCTCAAGCCTCGAAATAGATTCCTTAAAAGGGGTAGTCAATGGACAAAATTGGAATGCGAGACTGGGTCGCCTCGCTAGAGGGGATCATTGACAATAAATTACGGAAGTGGAAGAAAGAAAACCGAATTGAAAACGGGGAAGCCGTGCAGCTCCGCTGGCAATTCGAACAGACGCATGTTCACATGGACATTTTCTGGCGAGACAAACAGGAAAGCATCACTTTGAAATATATCGGCCCCAGGGCTAGTCACGAATACCTTTGGCATGGCCTCGATGACCGCACCTTTAATAAAATATGCGACCGCGTGGGAAATCTTGCCCAAGTCACAATGTATCCCCCGATAGATCTGCTTGATATCCAGGATTAAATGGCCGATGAGCGACGAGACGATTGGCGCCATGGAGTCGATGAAAACCTAGCCAGTCTAAATTCTGGCCAGCGCAGCCAAGACGAAAAACTGGCCAAGCTTGATGCGGCACAGGACGAACAGGATTCGCTTTTACACGGCGACACCGATTCCGGCTTAATCGGTCGAATCGAAGACGTCGAAGCCGAAGTCCGGCGCTTAAATGCGGTCGTCTTTATGGATGCCCTGGGGAACAAAGGTCTGCACCACGATATAAAGGCCCTGCTCGACCGCAGGGAAGACCGCCGCACGGGCTGGGGCAACATCACCAAAATCATCGTGGCCGTCATCACGTCCGGCGCCGTCGGTCTTTTCTGGCAGGACATCCGCACGTTCGTTTTAAAACGCACCACCGATCCCGTCGATCAGGCAATAGATCGGGCCAAGCATCCAAAAGGAAAACACCGCCATGTCATTATTCGAGAACTTCCCGAAGAAACAACCGAAGATTAAGGTCGGCTATCCATGCCAGAACTGCCCGCACACACACGCAGATCACAGCATGTATGGCCCGAAACTTTGTGTTTTCGATGAAGAATGTCACTGCCCTGGATTAAAACTACCCGACGTAAAAACCATCAAAGCAGACGCTTAGCACCCATTAACATTTCAAATTAGGCCTTGCATTACATTATAATGTATGATATAATGTACCATGAACGAATTCCAAGCATGGATGAAGAAAAATTATGGCCACCTGCGAAGCTATGCCCCGGACGAAATTGCCAATGTCGCTTTAGCATGCGGCTTCCCGCTCGAAGATATTTGCCCTTCTGTTTGTGACCACGTATCACATTTAAGGCGTCTGATCCTGCTCTGGGAATCTCCTCTGCTGGGTCAATGGCTTGATCTTTGCCATTACGAGAAAGGAACGGACTAGGGGGTGATCGCTATGAAAATTACTAAAAGCGATGGGTTTCATGGACAACAGGAATGCCCAAGACTGGACGAATGCCAGCGCCAGTTCTGCCTGATACACCGGCTTCTTTGGAACGATTGCGAAACGGCCAAAAAAGGTGTCGATGATAACTACTCAAACGGGCGTCCGCACTATATATGGCATCTCGGTGATTGTCCTTTTTGCACGAGGGGGGTCAGATGAAAATCAAATTGTTCATTATTTCCTTGATGGTTTCTGCGCGCGTTCTGGCTGATTGCCCAGCAAACGGTTCATGTCCTACAACGACCGCGACGATTTGCGGGGAATCGGTTTCTAATATCCCGCCAGGATGCGTATCCACTACTGGATTATGTTTGGCCGGGTTTTTTGCCGGACCAAGCCCCTGCGTTGCTGGCGCGACAGCCGTTTGCGTTCCTAATGGACAGTTTTGCCTGGCGTCTGGTTTTTGGTCGGCAGAATTTGACCCGGTGTGTTGCGGAGGATCCGCGCCGCCTCCCCCACCGACAACGACGACGACCACCACCACTACGACAACGACAACTGCGCCCCCCACGCCAACGTGCTTGCCTCCTGACTTTTGCATCAATGCAACGGGCGGCGTGACGTGTGGTGAAGTCACAACAGGATCAACTCTTAACTCTGGAATATGCGGAGAGGGTCCGCAATTTATTTGTTGCAATCCCGTTGTTCCCCCTCCTTGTGTTACGGATGGATCGTGCAATGCTCCGGCGCCGGCTTGCGGAAACACGACCACCGGCACGGACAATTGCGGGACGAGCTGCTCTAAAACGGGCGGGACTTGTTCATGCACGTCGAACGGCTCCTGCTCGGCGCTCCCTCCTGCTTGTGGAACAACCACGAGCGGAACAGATAATTGTGGGACGACGTGCTCGTTAACCGGCCCGACGTGCCCTCCTACTCCTCCCACATGCGGAACGGGTGTCCTATGCGGAACATTGCAGGACGCGGAAACTAACAGCATCCCGCTCGCAAATATTCCTATTGAATTGAGGAACGGCTCAGGCGCGGTGTTTGAATCAGCCATGACGACATCAGCGGGAACCTTCCAATTTCCAGGTCTCCCCGTCGGCTCGTATTATATTTCTGCAGTAGCCGATCGCACGCAAAGCGCAAGTCCTACCCAGGCGCTTGTGCATCCGGGAGATGGGCCGATATCCTTCACGATGCGGAACGTGCCGGCCATTGTCACGATCACGGGCACTGCGGGAACATTCGCCATCATCACGCCTGGTGCGATCGCTGGCAACACGCCGCCGAGCACAGGGGCGAGTTTCTCAGCCACCATGGGACTTGATAACAAAAATGTCCTTAAGGTCCCGCAAGGAGCCTGGTTCTTAACCTGCTGGACGATGACCAACAACACATACACGAAAGGACCCAGCATCAATATCGGAACTCTTCATCCACAAGACACATTAACTGAGGCATGCCAATGACCGAAATCGAAAAGGAATGCCTATCAGTTTTACTTCGTATTCGTGATGCGTGGACCAGAAAATATGTGTCACGTGAAGGATTCATGGAAATCATGAGCGCAATCATTCAAGCGATCAAACACCTGGAAGCCACGTCCGGCGGCTGCGCGACAGGCAGTCACTTTGGCCCATGTGATTGCAAGCCAGCCATAAAAGGACATTCGGCGGATTGGAAATACTGGCGCAAGAATAAAGCATTATGATATAATGTACATCACATTATACAGGAGGTAAAATTATGGCCACAAATTTAATCGTCTATGCAGGAAGCAAATTCGGAAACGCTAAAAAAAGCCTTGTCGAGCGCTCTGCGAAGAAGCAGGGATTCCCGTCGACAGCGGAATTTGTTTGGTCCGCGATTCGCGCGGCACTAGATAACGACTCAAAGACAAAACTGGAAAAAATAGAAGCCCAGGAGAACCAATAACATGACCCAAGAACTTGTAAACCCAAACACGGGCGAGATTCAAACGCTGGACATGACGGTCGGACGCAAGCCGGATGCGGTGATCGCTGAAGCCACCGAAGCCGCCAATTCCCTGAAGAAACTTTTGGACAAAAAGCCGAACAAAGTGATGATGAGCGGTGAACAGTATTTGGAATTCGAGGACTGGCAAACGGTCGGCAAGTTTTACGGACTGACCGTGAAAGTGGCGTCGTCTCAGTACATCGAATACGGTGCCGTGCGCGGATTTGAAGCGCGCGCCGTTGTGGTGGACGTGCGCACGGGGAACGAGATTTCAGCCGCCGAAGCCATGTGCTTGAACGACGAAGACAAATGGTCGGTGCGCGCCAAGTACGAATGGAAGACCGTACAGGGCCAGCGTGTGCGGGAAAAAGTGGGCGAAGAGCAGGTGCCACTTTTCCAGCTGAAGTCGATGGCGCAGACCCGTGCTTGCGCGAAGGCTTTGCGAAATGTCTTGGCCTGGGTCGTGGTCCTGGCCGGATACAAAGCCACGCCCGCCGAAGAATTGACGGGTAACGAAGGCGCAGCCGCCGCCAAGGAAGACAACCGCTACAAGCTCATGAAATCGCGCTTCCCGTTTGAATGCGCCGAGTGTAAAAAGAAGGGCGAAAAGGATTCGGACATCGTGTACGATTCGACCACGAAGAAAGCCGTTCACCAGGCTTGCTTTAAGCCAGTCGCAGAACCTAAACCCACGGAGACCAAGCCAAATGCTCAACCAAACCCAGCTGACGCCAAGCCTACGGCTTGACGAAGAGACGCATACCTACTGGCTAGGTCCGCGGGCGATTCCTGGTATTTCAGCACTCTTGAAATACTGGGGATTTATCGACGACACCTACTACACGGAAGAAGGCCGAGAAATCGGGCGCGCCGTCCATGCTGGCATTCACGACCTAGAACTTGGTGGCGCAGCGGCCAGCGAGTTTTCGAATCCGAAAATCCTGCACCGGCTGGATGAGTATTTACGCTTCAAGTCCGACAAGGATTTCCGCGTGAAGAAAGTCGAGCAGATTTACGGAGACCCAGCGGGTCGGTACGCTTGCAAAATCGACCTTTTGGGAACCTTCGGCGAAGCCCCGCAGCTTTGCCTGGTGGAAGTCAAATGCGGGGCTGTCATGGCCTGGCATCAGCTTCAGACAGCCGGACAAAAGCGGAACATCATAGACGAAGGCGCAATTCGCCGCTTTGCGCTCTATTTGCCGGCGGAAGGTCGCTATAACCTGAAGGAACACAAGGACCGTGCCGAGGAATTTCTAATCGACGGCTTTGCGTCGGGGTACTGGTGGAATGCCAATCACAATGTGAAATTAACTATCGGGGGAACCAATGGAAAATGAATTAGTCACGCTGGGCGCACAAGCTGAAAAAGAGATCACGCCGGTAGCGTCTCAGGCGATCGCCGTGGCCGAAGCGATCAAGGACCAAGGCACTTACGAAAGCGCCGCCCGATACCTTCAGACCATCAAAGCCGCGCGCAAGCGTGTGGGCGAAATCCTGGACCCTTTTGTCAAAGCCGCCTATGACGCTTGGAAGAAAGCCGGCGCCGAACGCGACAAGTACGCCGAACCTTTGGACAAAGCCGAAGCCATTGTGAAGCCAGCCATGGGCAAGTGGTACCAGGAAGAGCAGGACCGTTTAGAAGCAGACCGCCGCCGGCTCGAATCTGAGGCCCGAAAGCGCGAAGAAGAGCGGATGCTTGCCGAAGCCGAACAACACGCCCAGAACGGAGACCACGCCGCGGCTGACGCTATCCTGGAAGAGCCTGTCAACGTGGCGCCGCCCATCATGCCCGCGACGCCAAAGGTTTCTGGAATTTCGATGCGCGAAGAATGGAAATGTGAAGTGTCGAACCTCATGGAGCTTGTGAAAGCCGTCGCCGCTGGCAAAGTGCCGCTTGGCGCGATCCAGGCCAACACCGTATTTTTGGGCCAGCAGACGCGCAGTCTGAAAGCCGAAATGAAGTACCCAGGCGTGCGCGTGTGGTCGCAAAAGAACGTTGCTTCGCGGGCATACTAATGGACGACCTCAAGAAGATCGTCGAAGACTTGCAGGAATACCCCGCACACATCCACATGGCGACCATCACTATGGAGGATTTGCGGACGGAGTGGGAAAACGTGAAGGCACGCAAGGAATACGAATTCGCCAAAGCGTTCCTGGAAGCTAAAGCGGCGGACTTCACGGACGGCGAAGCCAAGCAAAAGGCGGCGGTCGAGACCTATAAGACCGAAATGGAAGTGATCGTCGCGGAATCGCAATACCGTAAAGCGGTGGCTGACATGAACAAAATGGAAAACGAATTCGCGGCCGTGCGCAAGAACGTGGGACTACAGGAAGCCGTGATCCTGAAGCTGGGAACGTCCCTGGCGCAATTATGAACACTGAAGACGCTGGATGGCCACTGCTCTTGCTTGCAGGAATCGCTTTGGCTCTTGGCATCCTGATCATGGCCGGCTGCGCGACACCGCAGCACTTCGAAGACGGAACGCGGGCGTCGATTTCGACGGTCCCGTGCAATGGTGACAACTGCGGGAAATTGCCGGATGGGTTTTAAGAATCTCGACTTCCCATTGAGATCGCCTAATTAGCGGTCAATAAAGTCTGTGCCTGGATAGTGGGTTAACCAATGGCACCCAGAGTGTGGCCTGAGATGATGAGTCGTGAGAAAGCCTGGGGACTAATGTCAACGAGTTGTGGCTTGCATGCCAGCTACCGCGGTTCGTTGCGATCACACGGAACGGCTTGACGGCGGGGAGAGACCCGTATTTTTGGCGGTGTGTTGAGCGCAGGAAAGCGGCCATCGTACGAGTGCGACCGTGGACTTGCCCGAAAGGGTAGCAACCTGACACCGCCTACAATTTTAATGGAGGGAACACGATGAGCGAAAACGATATGCCGGACGAGATTAAGCGATTCATGAAGTTTTTTGAGAGCTTCAACCACCAACACAATCAGGGCACCTGGGTGAACGTGGCCAAGCTTTCGCCGGAAGACACGCTGAAGAAAAAGAACCTGGACATGACGAACCGTCGGCTTTGGTCGGAATACAAAGTCTTCATGTCTAAAATCCAGCTGACCCAGGCGACGCTTCAGGCAAACAACATGGAGTTTTGGGATTCCATCTACAAAGCCTATAACTTGCCGTCTGACCTTCAGTATAAGATCGACAACGAAGGCCAGGTGATCAAGCACGTTCCGGCGCCGCCGGCGGAAAACGCATAAAAACTAAAGGAGATTGTCAAATGAAAAAGCCAGTCATCGTCACGACGGAATTCAGAGGTGTGTTCTTCGGGTATGTCGAGGACGATAAGAACTTGCCAGCCGAAATCACGTTATCCAAAGTCAAAAATTGCATCTATTGGGCCAGTAGCATGGGCGGATTTTTGGGGCTTGCTTCCAAAGGTCCAGACAGCGATTGCCGGATCGGTGCCGAAGTGCCTGAGCTTCGATTATTCAAAGTGACGAGCGTCACACCTGTCACCGAAGAGGCCGCGAAAAAATGGAACTCCTAAAAGTCACCAAAGACATCGCCATCCGTTGCATTCTCTTCGGAGCGTGCAAAATGCCAAAGGTTGGAGCGCTTGCCAGTTCGTTTTCGTTCGACGAATTGGTGTGGGCTGAAAGGATTCTAACGCCGAAGGAACTGACGGCGTTAAAAATTCCTCTTTGGGCGTGGTCCGGGGACGGGTACGGGTACGGGGACGGGTACGGGTCCGGGGACGGGTACGGGTACGGGTACGGGTACGGGTACGGGTACGGGGACGGGTACGGGTCCGGGGACGGGTACGGGTCCGGGGACGGGTACGGGTACGGGTACGGGTACGGGTCCGGGGACGGGTACGGGTACGGGGACGGGTACG